CGTTGTTCGGGCTTCGGTGTCCCAATTGTCGTGGCTGGTTACTTGCCAGCGATTTATTGTTAACCGTGGGACGTCTGTAAATGTGTGCACGTGTTCGGTGCGGAATGAGTGGTTCATGGGTGGAACGTAAATAGGATTTTTTGGAAAGTTGGACGATTTAGGTCAGTTCAAAGGTTTCGAAGATGTCGCGCTTGTAAACAGCTGCGTTGAGTTGGTTCGGATGATGAAACTGTTTGTAGGCGTGGCAAGCGTCGATGTCGTCGCTGTGATGCAGAACTGAAGCGCTGCCATCGTCGTTTATGCGAACGACGGCAAATTTTCGGTGGTTCGTAAATTTCATTAGTCCCAAAAGTTCCCAAGTTTGAACTCAGCAGCCCACATGCGGGCGATGACTTCCGCAGCTTCTAAGCGAACGGGTTTAGGAAATGTGTGATGCCATGCACTGGACATGGAACCGTGTTCGCGGTGGTACTGCTTAGCGGCTGGCGTCAGGCAGTAACGCTCGATCGAGTGGATCGCAAGATCAAGGGAGAAGTTTCCCCGCTTGTAATGCTTGCTCAGATTTTTAATCACTGGTGCGTACCAGATCTCCACGTTTGTGGCGTAAAGCTCCAGCTCGCGGGCTTCGATTGAGATGGAATTAGCCATGGATGGGCTGGTTTGTTGTGGACTCGTTTAGTGTAGCACAGATTAGAAGACATGTGTCAAGCCCTGGAACGGTTAGCAGTTGTCGCGGCTTCGGTTAGTATTAGTGAAGCTCTGCGAATCACAGCCCGTGGCTGATAACAACACCGAAGAGAAGAAGACGAGCGTTGCAGATGACGAATCCAAGCGCTGGCGCAAAGGCAAGGGAGCAGCGCATCGCGTAGAGGAAAGGGCACAAGCTGCCTATTCCTACATTTTGGAAGGTGGAACGAGAATCCAAATCTGCGAAAAATTGGCGTCTCGCTTCAATACCTCCATAAGAACAGGCCACGAAGACTATCGCCGCGCTATGGAGCTGCTTAAGGAGGAACAACAAGGCACACGGGAAGAATTACTGAACCAATTGCAAGCTTTACGTCTTGCGACGGTGCAACGCGCCTTAAAGAGAGGCCACTATCAAACCGTGGCGACGCTGTTGGGTGACATGGGTCGCGTAATAGGGGAAGCTGCGCCGGAGCAGTTGGCATTGCAGGTCCCGACTCTCGACATCCGAATCGAGAATGAGAATCAGTCGGAGTAGATTGTCAAGGTTCTAGTTACAATACATGTGTACTACAACACACAGCAGGCAAACATTCTTTGCTATGTATTACAATACATGTGTACTACAACATTTTGGGTACAAAAATACCCCCGCAAAGTATAGGTAACTTTGCGGAGGTTGTTGTTAGTAACTCAACGACCCCAGACTAACACTTTGCAGTAGCTGTAGTTGTTGTTACTTTGCATACAATTGTTGTAGGCTAGTGTATCTTGGTGGGCAAAGTATTTCCCTCCAAAGATTGTCAACGAAGCGAGAGAAACTAAGGACAGAAAAAATAGTTTACTACTGTTCATTTGCCTAGAAAAATAAGACGAACTTCGGCCAAAGTTGCTTCGTTTCTGAGTGTACCTAAGCCAGAAAGATGGACAAACCAAGTACCACCTGGCTGAAGAGTTGCAGAGATTTCACAGGATTTAAAATACATAACCATGGATGAGTTAGTGACAACAACTAAGTGTTTCTTAGTTGTTAAATATATTTTAACTCAGCAGACTAAGTATGTCTACCACTACTGTGCTACTCTGTCAGCTGTCACACGCTCAGAAAATTCTCATTTTTTTGCAAATTTTTCTAGTAAATTTGTACTGTGTGCCAGTCGGTGCAACTGTCACAGGGGGGTAGGGTTGCAAAGTAGTACACTTGTACCTAAGCGCGGGGAACTTACTGATACATACCAGATTATTTACACTGTAGCACACCCCCGGGGGTAGGGGTTGAAAAAGCAGCTAATGTATTACCCATGGCCATAAAAAACGCACCCCCACTTAGTCTTCGCTGGGCCCAGGGCCAAGTGTTTACTAGCGACCGCAGATTCCGTGTCCTCGTTGCAGGCCGCCGTTTCGGTAAGTCCTACCTTTCCTGCGTCGAACTATTGCGTGGAGCGATCAATAACCCCGGCGAAACCTTCTTTTACTGCGCCCCCACGTACCGAATGGCAAAAGATATTGCCTGGAAAGTACTCAAAAAGCTTGTCCCAAAGCCGTGGATCAAAAGTAAGAACGAAACCGACCTCAAATTGGAGCTAGTAAACGGCTCCACCATCGAATTAAAGGGAACAGAGAACGCGATGGCTCTTCGAGGCCGCTCTTTATCAGGAGTAGTCCTAGACGAAGCCGCATTTATGGACGCAGAGGTCTGGTTCGAGGTCATTCGCCCCGCCCTTGCAGACAAACAAGGCTGGGCACTCTTCATTTCCACCCCGGCTGGAACGGCTAGCTGGTTTTACGACCTTTGGTGCTACTGCGAAGACGACCCAACCAAAGAATGGCAACGCTGGTGCTACACAACCATCGAAGGTGGCAACGTCCCTGCCCACGAAATCGAAGCAGCCCGCGCCCAACTAGACCCCCGCACATTCCGCCAAGAATTTGAAGCCTCCTTCGAGAACCTCAGCGGTCTCGTAGCAGTCAGCTTCTCCGACGAAAACATATCTACTAACGCCAAAGACATCTCAATCCAACCAATCCTCCTCGGCGTTGACTTCAACGTGGACCCAATGTCTGGCATCTGCGCCGTAAAAGACGGCGAGACCCTATACGTCTTCGACGAAATAATGCTCACAGGCGGCGCAACCACCTGGGACTTCGCAGAAGAAGTAACCCGCCGCTATGGCGTGGGCCGTCGAATAATCGCGTGCCCCGACCCAACAGGCGGCGCAAGAAAAACCAGCGGAGTAGGCGTAACAGACCATGCAATCCTGCGCCGCAGCGGTTTCACCGTCCAAACACCCCGCGCACCCTGGAAAATCCGCGACAAAATTACAGCCGTAAACACAGCCCTAATGGATGCCTCTGGAGCGCAAAGAACAGTAATTAACCCACGTTGCAAACACTTAATCAAGTCTCTACGCACACTCACATACGCCCCTGGAACGGGCCTACCCAACAAAAACCTTGGAGTAGACCACGCATTCGACGCATTTGGCTATTTAGTTCTACAACAATTCAACTTGGCAAAACCAGAAACAATGGGCCCAACTTCTTATCGGTTGTATTGAGGTAGTTATTTAACGTGTTTCCACGTTCTTCCCACAATTGCATTCCAAGCCACTTTTTGAGATACATCCCAAACAAGCCCACACTCAAAGGAGCTGGCACCTTCAGCCGCGTACTGACGCATTTCCAAAACTTTGGCGTTGTCCAGTTTGGAGTTTGGATGATCTTCCCCTACTAGGCGGTGACAAACCGGCTCTTTTTCGCGAATGACTTCTGGCGGCTGGGTCGTCACAAACGTATGGAAGCAAGCCGTACATTTGCGGTATCGCCTCACCTCTTCTGGTCTTTTGCGGTTAATGCTTGTGACGCGACTGACGCTACCGCACTTTGGGCACTTCAATGTTGTTGCTGACTGGCACGAAGGGCTAGAATAGGGCAAAGATGACCCCCATCATGCCCCAAGGACCTGGAACTTACGGCACAAAAAAGGGCCGTCCTCCCGCCAAGAAGAAAAAGGGCATGAAGAAAGGCGCTAAAAAAATGCGTTGCACCTGTGGCGACTAGAAACGAGCCCACTGATAAGGCGCTTTATAGCCGTGTAAAAGCGGCTGCTAAGCGTAAATTTGCTGTATACCCCAGCGCCTACGCCAATGCCTGGCTGGTGCGGGAATACAAGAAGCGTGGCGGCACCTACCGAAAAATGAGTGATGGTGGAACGAAAAAAGCCAAAAAAACCAAGTAAGACCAGCAAAGCTAAGGGTGGGCTTAGCCGTTGGTTTGACGAAAAGTGGGTCGATGTAAAGACCGGAAAGCCTTGTGGCCGTTCCAAAGGTGAAGACAGAGCTTATCCAGCGTGCCGTCCATCAAAACGTGTATCTGCCAAAACGCCGAAGACAACAGGAGAGATGTCACCTGCAGAAAAAGCACGATTTAAGCGTGAAAAGACTGGTTCAAAAAAGATAAGTTACCAGCACAAACGTCGTAAACCTAAGGGCAAGAAGTAGGGCGTTTCATTGCCCATAGCGACTAAGGCAGAGTAGAATCACGGCATAGACCCTTTTATGCCCAGCCATGGCCATCCTTCGTGGTGAACAAGGTGCTGTTCAGTTTGACGCTGCTGGATCTTCCAACGCCACCATCGTTGGAACCCGTAGCTGGACGCTAAGCATCACCAAAGACACGCTAGACGTTACCGATCACGGTGACACCAGTCGTG